GGACCAGCAAACGTTATAACTGTTGCTGCTACAAACACTATTGATCCTGGCCAAAGCGCCTCAGTAACTATTAGCGGAACAGCGCCATCGCAATCACTAACATTTAATATACCAAGAGGAGTAGATGGTGTTCTTGGCGGGCCAGGCCCAGCAAACGTATTAAGCGTTGGAACTGTATCAGCAGGAGCCCCTGGCACACAGCCACAGGTAACAATAACGGGAACTGCTCCTTCTCAAACAATAAACTTTACAATTCCAAGAGGAGACACAGGAGATACTGGTGCTACTGGTAATACTGGTGCCACTGGACCTAAAGGTGATGCTGCGGCAACCATATCCGTATCTCCAACAGTTATTACAAGTGCTGCTGGTACAAATGCCGCAGTTACAAATTCTGGAACATCTAGCGATGTAGTTTTAAACTTTACAATACCCCGTGGAGCAGACGGTATACCTGGTGCCACTGGACCAACTGGGCCAGCAGGAACTAACGCAAATATAGATCCAATATCAACAAGAATTGGATTAAATTATTCAGCCACAGATCTTTCACCAGTCGGAGTAAATTCAAACTGGTTCCCATTAACAACAAATCTTTATTCTTTAGGATTAATGGGACCTTTAAATAGCGGAACAGATCGTGTAACAAGAGGATGGAAAAACATATACCTTAACTCTGCCGCAACTGTTATATCAGATGAAAGAACAAAAGAAAATATACTTGTGTCAGACCTGGGACTAGATTTTATTAATAAATTAAACCCAGTTAAATATAATAAAATTGATGGAAATAGAACACATTATGGTTTAATTGCACAGCAAGTTAAGTCCGTACTGGATGAAGCATCAATTGAAGATTTCGGTGGATGGGTTATATCTGATGTAAATGACCCAGAGGGACAGCAAGCGTTAAGATATGAAGAGTTTATTTCTCCATTAATTAAAGCAGTTCAAGAGCTTACAGCAAGAGTAAAATTACTAGAAGAAAAGTAGGTTCGGGATGTCATACAAAAGCGTAGTCTTAAATGACCACCCAACATCATTCTACCTGCTAGACGAAGTTATATCTGGAACAACGGTATCCTACGACGCACTTAGAACTCAATACTCCACATACGCAGACTTAAGAGATAATGGCATATCTTATGCAAACTTAGGTGGAGCAGTAGTTTATGACTATTCTGGAAGCGGCAATAACGGAGTCTCATTTAACTCATCAAATTCAATACTGATGCCACTTGTGCCAGGATCTATATCTGGAACTAAGATGAACTCAGATACAAAAATAGTATATGATACGCCAGGAATGGCAACGTCTATATATAAGAATAATCCATTTTCTATAGACTTGTGGTTTAAGCCACCACAAAATTCTACAAATGAAATACCATTGGCATTCGATACATCTAATTTAATTGGACTAACCTATAAAGATGGCAACGTATTATTTTATATAGGGTCGGCAATTGCAATAGCTAAAATAGAAAAAACTTCTGCATCTTATATCTCTGCGGTGTATAACGGATCTTCAATTTTGTTATATGTAAATGGAATCAACAAATCAACAAAGAGTGTCCCAGAAGAATATCCTTTTGATAGCCAGACAATTTCTTTTATGTCTGGACCATCGGATGAAATTGAGCCATTTGTTATAGACTGCGTTGCATTCTATAGATATGCTTTATCAGAAAGCAAAATACAAAATCATTATGACTCTGGTTCATATGAGCTAAATCATTTGCAAATAGTAGAGCCAGACGGCGGAGTTTTATTTACGCTAAATCATTCAAAAATAATGCCAGTTAAACAGTACTACTATCCATCTGCAGTTAAATGGTCTGAATTAACTAGTGGTGATGCCATACTGTCTATAGACCATGACTACATAACATTTGCAAAAACAGACACAGTACAGTCTGCCAGTTTTAGCTTTACGCAAGAGATACTAGTCCCTTCAGGAATTGGAATAAATAGCTCACAGCTAACCTACTCACCAGACTACGACAACGTATCTGTTGAAATTAGTTTAGATGGTCTTACTGGCTGGCAAGCTTGTCAGAATAATAAGTCTTTGCCCTACTTCAGCAAAAATGATTTAACAACAAATGAGCGTGTATATATTAAGACAACGATGTCATCAGATGACACGTCTTTTGATATTCCAAAAATTGAATCTCTTTCAATTGATTTCTTTAATAATTTAGATTACTACGCAGATAATTCTGGGGATAGAATATATTCAGATCAAGACTATGACCTGTCTAGATATAACGAAAGAATCTTGTCTTATAACAAAAACAATGGGCTGTCCATGCATGATATTGGCGGGTTTAATATAGACGCCACACTAGCAACAAGAAGCATTGAAATGATATATACACCTGGATCTGGGAAAAATGTTTTATTCTCAAACGGCTCTAAGGTATTTGAATGGTCATCTGATGGCACTATAAATAAAAGCGGAGTGTCTGAAATATATGTAAACGGACAAAATGTGACAAGCCAGACAAATGTCTCAAATTACTTTACGGTTGGGTTTCCACATCACATAGTCGTCACCCTATCAAGTGCCACTTCTGGCATAATTAAAATCAATCAAAATGTTAGCGGGACTGTATATGGGGTAGGATCCAAGTATAACAATATAGCCATCTACCCATCAGTATTGACATCTGGACAAATATTAAGGCATTATAACTATTATATTGGTAATTGGTCAAATTCTGTTGGATCAGAGCAGCTCTCCATATCAGAATCTACATCAGGGAATGACTTAACCCCGTACTCGGCTTACTCTATTGAATTTGCTAGTTCAAATATTGTAATTTAGTGTATTATCTGTTACAAAATCTGGACTTTGGCACTAGATAATGGTATGATTATGGTCTATGGATATCTTAAAAAAAAATACCAGGATTGTTGAAGAGACAACCCTAGGAATCTATGTGTGGGAAATGCCTGATGGTAGGTGGATTGGAGATGACGATGGGAATTTTCTTTCGATCACGTCAATCAAAGGCAATAGATCCAGAATCGATGCTTTGGCTAGAGAGGTTCGCTCATTTGGTATTGATGTTGGACAACCCAAGTTCTTATCTGGACGCAGAAAAATTAATGACGAAGAGCTTGAGGAACAAGAACAAAGACTTAAGTGGGGACTCCCACCAGATCCATATGACATCGGAGTCTACAAAGACTCAGTACTAAGAGGCGGTAAAGTTCATGAATAGAAAAGTAGAATTTTTAGAAGACGAGATTGATAATGGAAACACTATCGATATATCTAACACCTCAGACTGGTTCCATTTTCAAAAATCAGAGGAGCACGAAGATCCATTCAAGATAGGCCTAGATGAGATTAAAAAGCTAAGAGGCCTTGGAACAAACTTTAAACGTAAAATTAACCGTGATTTTTCAAAAGCCTTTGTGGGAACTTCTGGCGTCGGTACACAACAAAACCTTTTGCAGCAAGCAATTAGCGGGTATGCTTTATTTGATCTAGTAGAACCAACATATAACTTAGAATACCTTTCAAAAATTTACGAAGTTTCAACATATAACTACGCAGCAATTAATGCAAAGGTTTCAAATATTGTTGGTCTAGGATATATGTTTACAGAAACATCAAAAGCAAAAGATGCAATGGATGCTATAACCGATCAAAAGCAGGCAGACAGAGCTCGTTCAAAAATTGACAGAATTAAAACCCAGTTAGATAAATGGCTAGATGATTGCAACGAAGAGGAGTCATTCACAGAGACCCTTATAAAGGCCTACACAGACCTTGAGGCAACTGGAAATGGGTACATTGAGATAGGACGTACCACTGCTGGAGACATAGGCTATATCGGCCATATACCAGCTAAAACAATGCGTGTACGCAGATTCCGTGATGGATTTATTCAGCTTCTTTATGGAAAGGCAGTCTACTTCCGTAATTTTGGAGATCTTAAAACACCAAGCCCAATTGCTGGGCAAGAGGATAGACCAAACGAGATTATACATTTAAAGAAATACACTCCAATGAATAATTACTACGGAGTTCCAGACATTATTGCAGCACAGCAAGCGCTGGCTGGAAATGAATTTGCTGGAAGATATAACCTAGACTACTTTGAAAATAAGGCGGTCCCAAGATATATTATTACAGTAAAGGGAGCAAAGCTTTCACCAGAGTCAGAAAGAAAACTTCTTGAATTTTTCCAAGTTGGATTAAAGGGCAAGAATCACAGATCCTTATATATCCCACTTCCAGCCGATACACCAGACTCAAAGACTGAATTTAAGATGGAGCCAATTGAAGCAGGAGAGCAAGAGTCTTCATTTAATATCTATCGTAAGTCTAATAGAGATGAAATTCTTTTGGCTCACCGTGTCCCAATTAGCAAAATCGGAATACCAGAAGGAATTAACCTTGCTGCTGCTAGAGATGCGGACAAAACATTTAAAGAGCAGGTTTGCCGTCCTTCACAAGATAGACTTGAAAAGAAATTGAATTATTTAATTGCAGAAAAGACAGATGTTGTGCAATTAAAGTTTAATGAATTAAGTCTTACTGATGAGGAAACCCAGAGCCGTATTGACGAAATTTATTTAAGAATGCAGGTTATTACCCCTAATGAAGTTCGTCTTAGAAAGAATATGACAACTGTTGAGGGCGGAGATGAAATGGTGGATTTAAAGCCCCAGCAGGTAGCCGATCAAAAAGCAAAGTCAACGGGTAATAAAAAGCGAGATCAGCAAAGATCCGCAAATGCCCCAGATAAAAGTGGAGAGGCCAGAAACCCCAAGGGCGATGGTCCAAAAGTCAAATAAGTTTAATCAACTGTTATTTGCGTTATAGTAGATAAACCACTAAAATTAAGCATATGAACATTGAAAAAGGCCATTGGTCTAGTAATGGCGACAACTTACATTTGTCGATTCCGTTTACTAAGGTCAACCGAGAAAATAGAACTGTATCTGGTTTTGCAACATTAGATAATGTTGACCAGACAGGAGATGTCGTCACAGCAGAAGCAAGCATAAAAGCTTTCGAAAATTTCAGAGGAAATCTTCGTGAGATGCATCAGTCAATTGCAGTTGGTAAAGTTGTTTCGTTTAAACCAGAAACATACTACGATCAAAAGTCTCAAGCCTTTTACAATGGAGTTTATGTAACTTCATACATTTCAAAGGGCGCACAAGATACTTGGGAAAAAGTTCTTGACGGCACTCTTTCTGGTTTTTCAATCGGCGGA